AGAGCGCAAACGACGATCTTCCGGACGTGGAAGATGATCTGATCGACAACCTGCCGGAACTGTCCCCGCCGCTTATTGAAGGGATTTTACGACAGGGACACAAGATGCTGCTGGCCGGTCCCAGTAAAGCAGGCAAATCCTTCGCTCTAATCGAGCTGGCCATCTGCATCGCCGAGGGGTTGCCCTGGATGGGATTCCAGTGCGCGCAAGGAAAAGTCATGTACGTCAACTTGGAATTAGACCGGGCGTCCTGCCTGCATCGATTCCGGGACGTGAGACAGGCCATGGGAGCGCCATCTAGCCATAGCGTGAGCATCTGGAACCTGCGTGGCCACTCCGTCCCCATGGACAAGCTGGCGCCCAAGCTCATCCGGCGGGCGGCAAAGCAGGACTACATCGCCATCATCATCGACCCCATCTATAAGGTCATCACTGGCGATGAGAATAGCGCCGACCAAATGGCCGCCTTCTGCAACCAGTTTGATAAGGTCTGTACCGAGTTGGGCTGTGCCGTCATCTACTGCCACCATCACTCAAAAGGTGCCCAGGGCGGCAAGCGCAGCATGGACAGAGCCAGCGGCTCCGGCGTGTTCGCGCGAGACCCAGACGCCCTCCTGGATATGATCGAATTGGAGCTGACAGACGAGCTGCGAGAGCAGCAGAAGAACAACGCTGTGGGGCAGCTCTGCGGCCAATGGCTCAAGCGATATGACCAGCTGGATAAGGTGGGGCAGGATGATCTGTGCTCCCGCCGGGCGGCTCTGGATGCTTGCGCGGACTACTTACCGACCAGGGCATACAACGAGCTTTTGACAGAAGTGGAGCAGACAGAACAGCGGACAGACGCCGTCACCGGCTGGCGCATCGAGGGCACGTTGAGAGAGTTCCCCAAGTTCCCCGCGCTGAATATCTGGTTTGAATATCCGGTTCATAAAGTTGACTTTTCTGGCGTGCTGGGTGACCTGAATCCGGATGAGGATTTGCCTAGCTGGAAGCGGAATTTTGCCAAGTCTGGGAAGCGCGCCGGGAACAAAAGAGATCGCCGGAGCGCACGGAAAGAGGCGCTTGAAACCGCCTTCGGATACTGCGATATGGGGGAGGGCGTTACCGTGGAAGCGCTGGCCGAATATATGGATGTCAGCGAAAAAACAGTGCGGAACTACATAAAAGAAAGTGGTGTTTTTCGCACAGAAGGCGGACGTGTTTTTCAAGGAGGAACCGATACAGAGAGGGAAAAATGAAGGAAAACTTTCATTTTTCCCAGGGAGGGAAGGAAAAATGACTCCTATTTTCCCTCGGTTTTGCAGGAAAGAAAAAAGGGGAAAACGCCCTTTTTTCCGAGGGAAGAAAATACCCTATTACTACGTAAATAAAAGGCGTTTTCTTCCCTGACGGTCACGGGGGAAAGAAAGGCGGCTGAAAGCAGGCCGCCGTCCTTCCTTCCCCTGTCCGTGACTAAAGAAAAATTTCAGCACACGATTTCATGATTTAATGAGGTGAAGCATGAGACAAAAGCAAAAGCGAGACAAGCGCTTGAATGTGGTGCGGACGATGCCTCCGCTGAAGAAACGTGCTGCTGGGGAAACGTACAACGCTGGAAACGATGAGGTGTTGCGATGGATCGCCAGCAAGCCGGAGATGCTGATGTACCTGTTCGATCTGTGCAAGCGCATTGAGTATATTACGTACAATCCCGAAACGGGCGAATGGAAAGGAGCCGATGTATGAAAGTCTACGAACTGATGGAACAGCTGTCCCGCATGGATGCGGGCGCGGACGTGTTTGTGCTGGGTAAGGGCGACGAGGCGGAATCGCTAGATGTGGTATCGGCGCACGAGACTGCCGTTGGGTATGTGACGCTGTTCACAGACGGCTACACCCTGGGGAGGTGATTGTGATGGCGATGGTGCAATTTTTCCTGGCGATGGTGCCACCCACGGCGACGCACCAGGAGAAGCAGGTGAGGGTGATCAAAGGCAAGCCGGTCGTCTACGAACCAGCAGCGCTGAAGGCGGCACGAGCGAAGCTGATGGGACGCCTGGCCAAGTACAAGCCGGTGGAGCCTTTGGAAGGTGCATTGCAGCTGGTGTGCAAGTGGTGCTTCCCGCTGGACAAGGGCGGACGGCACCGGGATGGAGAGTACAAGACATCCAAGCCGGACACGGATAACTTGCAGAAGCTGCTCAAGGACTGCATGACCGTCACGGGATTCTGGCTTGATGACGCGCAAGTGGCCAGCGAGGTCGCGGAGAAGTTCTGGGCGGACATCCCAGGGATCTTTGTCCAAATCCGGCCGTTGAACAGCATGGAACAGGGGGAGGTATGACGGATGACAAAGCGTAACCTATGCGACACCTGCTTGCACCGCACGGTGTGCAGGCATGGGATCGCTCAGCAGTGGGGGCGGATGGCGCACTGCGCCTACTACGAGCGTCTGATCTTGATGGGGCACACGCCTGGACTGCTGCCCTTGTGGGTCAGGACGGCGACACCACCAGAGGAGGACGAGAAATGACAGGAGCGGAGATTAAAGCATTCCGGCGTCGCGAGTTATTGACGCAAGAGATGCTTGCGCAGGCAATCGGCACATTGCAAGCGCATATCAGCGGCTGGGAGAAAGAGTCACGCCCTATCCCAGCAGAGCAGGAGGCCAAATTGCGGCAGCTCGTGGGCGCATCCCCGCAAGAGAGATGGGAGATGCTGGCCGAAATCCGAAAGAATAAGGCAGAAGCTGAGCACAGGAGAAAGCTCGCAAGACGGGCAAGGCCGAAGAAACCGCCAAAGCCGCCCGAAGCTGCTGCCGCTCAGAACGCCGCAGCCAAAGGCGTTATCCCTTGCAAGGGCTGCCCCCACTGGCAGCACATGGATAACGCGAAAAGCCTGACGATGTACTGCGCCTGCCTCCAGGAGACCGGCCATGTCCGTACCTGCGGCGTAGAGCGTACATACCAGCGACATAGGGCACTGCGTCCGCTGTCTCTGGACGCCGCTAGGGCGGCGGAGTTGGGGTTGAGCTATGGGCAGTACAAGGCAAGAGAGGTGGTGCGATGAATCGACAACAACGACGGTCGAAGGCGAGGCGGAAGCCGGACAAGCCGAAGTTTCCTCCGCATGGAGCGTCGGTGAATCTGGCCTATGACACGTTCCTCTTACTGACCATGACGGTACTGCACGATAAGTACGGCTTCGGGCAGACCAGACTGCTGGATTTCAACCGCTATATCCAGAGCGCAATGGAGACGGTCGCAGGCGACTTTGCGAGCATCATCGACCTGAATGAGACGCTGTGTGAGGAGACCGGCATCCTGGTCTTCCAGCGGGAACAGTATCGGGAGGGAACAAACCGATGAGCAAGCCCAGATACCGCTGGTGGGGCTACGTCAAGGCTGTGATCCGGGCGTATCCGGCGCTCGACAAGGTGATGCGAGAGCCAATCTACACCCCGACCACAGCACGATATAGCACACAGCCGCCGCAAGCTGGAGATGGTCGGTCGCTGGAATGCGCGGTGGCCAAGAAGCTGGACGGGCAGGACATAAAGGAGTATGAGGCGGTATCGGCTGCCATCCGAGCGACGGAGCGGCTACCCAACGGTAAGGCACGCCTGGAGATTATTGACCTGGTCTATTGGCAGGGAACGCACACCTTGGCGGGAGCTGGTTTGCAGGTGGGGTACGGTGAGCGCCAGACTAGAAAATTCAATGGCGAATTCATTCGCTTGGTCGCACAAAATCTGAATTTGATGGAAAAGAGTGCACCCCAGAGCCAAAAGAACGTGATAAAGTAGCATCATCCCGAAGTGGCAAGCGGTAATCAGTGGCCACCAAGGGGCACCTCCTGTGGTATAAGGGGAGGCTGGCGGTTGTCGGCCTCCCTTGCCCAGGAACCCATTTTGAATCCCTCCCCATTGACAGCTGGAAAGACAGCCCCGGACCGGCGGGTTATCCGGCACCAATTGCACCGCCCGCACCTCTCCACGATGTGTCCCAGGGCGGATATAAAAAAGGAACTTAGCGGCAAAAATAAGAGACCAGCCCCCGGATTACTCCGAGGGCTGGCTGGCAGTATCGTTTAATTCCTTGACGGCGAGCTTGATCATTTCAGTCATGGACAGACCGAGTTTCTGGGCGCATGACTCAAAAATCAGTAGGTCTGATTCCGATAGCCTAAAATGGATCTGCTTCGTTTTCGGGTCGCTGGTAGGGCGGCCTAGTTTGGGTTGTTTCACGTCTATCACCTGACCATTGCAAAAAATATTGTGGCATGCTAAAATGATGGTGTCAGAGGGGAAGCGGCGGTCAGTACCGCTTCCCATGACTGCTGTTTTTTAGGGAGCTTGCTTAGTTTTTAAGTAGGCTCTCTACTTTTTCAATCGCTTCATCCAGATTTGTGCTGGATTTCAGGATTTCGAGAATCTTTCTGGTCTGATTCTCTTCGGAAGTTGCCCTCAACAGTTCTCCGAGGTTCATTTCTTCGTCCATTGTTTCTCCTTTCTGACACTGCCATCGAACTCGGTCAGGTTATCCCCAACCTGTGATTATATTATACATTATGTGTACACAAAAAGTCAAGAGAAATATCAAAAAAGTTTGCGTAAATTCTGATTTCTTCAGGTTTGCGCTATTTTTATGCACAAATGGAGGTGAGTCTGGGTGACAGAAAAACAGAAACGATTTTGCGACGAATATCTGATTGACTGCAATGCCACTCGGGCTTACAGAGAAGCATATCCGAATTGCAAGAAAAACAGTTCTGCGGATGCGGCGGCAAGAAAATTACTCGGAAATACTCGGATTCGGGAATACATCGAAAAAAGATTGGAAGAAAAAGAGGATACTTTGGTTGCGAAGCAGGATGAAGTTCTTCAAACGCTGACCAGAGTTTTGCGCCGGCAGGAGATGGATACAGTGGTCGTTACCTGCAAAGAGCGTAGTAGCGGATATGACGAGAATGGCAAAAAGGTGATTATTGAGAAAGAAGTACCACAGTTGGTTCGGGTACCAACAAAGGTAAGTGATTTAAATAAAGCGGCAGAGCTGCTTGGCAAACGATATGGCTTGTATACGGATAAGGTAGACATAGATGCTGACATGGATTTGAACATCACAATTGATTACGGTGAGGATGATGCCGGTGAAAGTTAATGTTCAGGCAAATCCGTGCTTTAAAGAGGTGGATAGAAGTAGGAAACGCTACATCGTGATGAAAGGTTCTGCCGGA